CTCGACACGCTCGAGGCGCTCGGCATTCGTCGCGGGTGGCGGCGTGCGGCGGCGGCGTTCGTTGAGATTGTCGAGGCGTCCGCGGACATGCAACGCGCCGCGGGCATCGCTCGGCCATCGTTCCGCTGGCATTCATCGGGCGACCTGCTCGGCGTGCATCATGCGCGCGCCATTGTCGAGGCGGTCAAGGCGACACCATCGGTCGATCATTGGCTATACACGCGGACATTAGCGGCGGTGCCTCTGTTGGGTGCGGCGGTGCTCGAGGTCGACAACCTGCGAGCGTTCGTGTCGGTCGATCGGGTGAACGTCGGCGAGGCGACCGCGGCGGCTCGTGCCCATGGTCTGCCATGCTCGGTGCTGGTGCTCGAGGGCGACGACCTCGGCGCGATGCTCGAGGATGTCGAGGGGCGCGCGGTGACGTGTCCGGCGGCGGGTGGCAAGTATTCGCGCGACGGTCGCGCACCGGCGCACATCGTGGCGCGTGACGGCTCGCGGCGGCTCGAGCGCGGCGACCTCGCGGCGGGTGCGTGTGCGGCGTGTGGGCTGTGTCTTCCCGGTGGCGCGAGCGCCTCGGTCGTGTTCCACGACCATTCCACCGGCGGGCACGCTGTGCAGCGTGTGCACCGTGTGCGGTTGCGGTCGCTCGAGGCGGTGCGGTCATGAGCGCGGGCGAGTTGTTCGCTTATTCGTGGCTCGGCGGGTGTGCGGCGGTGCTTGTGCCGTTCGTCGTGCTCGACGTGTGGCGCATGCTGCGGCGACCGGTGACGTGCGACCGGTGCGGGTGGCATCTCGACCGGCGCGGCGGTTGCTGCGGCGGGTGCGACCTATGACGGCGGGCGATCTGCTCGACTGGGTGGCGCTGTGGGGCGCGCTGCCGTGGGTGTCGCTGATTGTGGCGCTCGGCATTGTGTGGTGGTCGGGGCGGCGGTAGCGGCGTCGAGGTCGACTGCTCGAGGGCGGCGGCTCTGCTCCTGCGGGGGCGGGGTCGCCGCCTTTTCGTTATACATGCGCGATGCATTTTTATACATTGCGGCGGCGGCGTGCTCGAGGTCGAGGCGCGCCAGCGCCGAAGACGCCGCGCGCCAGCGCGCGATAGTGGACACCGCGTAGCCTGCGGAGCGGTGGACACCATGAGAGGGTTCGTCGCCGCAGGCGTCCACATTCTTACGATGTAACGATGTCACCGTCGAACATCTACTACTGACGTAACGATGTCACCGTTGCACATCTGCTACTGACGTAACGATGACACCGTCGCACATCTGCTACTGGGGAGCGCAGCTGAACGCAGTGGACGCTGCGCGGAGAACGTCGTGAGGGGGAGAGATAGCGACGGGCGGGTGATAGTGAGTGGCGCACCAAGTTCACTCCAAGATCGCTCCAGAAGATTTGACGTTGTCACAGGGTGCGTGTATTTTGTTGTTGTCGACCCGTGGGGGGTTGGCATCAGAGAAGGGAAACCAGAATGGATATGTATTGTCGGAAGTGTGGGGAGCCGTGGGATCACGATGGGCTTCACGAGGTGGCTGCGGAGCAGGAGATCACCTATGAGCGGGCGCGTGACTCGTTTCTGAGCAACGGCTGCGCCGTGTTCTCGACGCGCTGCAACGGTGAGTCGTTGGGATCGAGTGAGCCGTCGGTGATCGGCGAGGTGTTTTCTGTGCTTGCCGAGTTGGGTGATCTCGATGGGGCGATGGCCGAGATCGAAGACCTGCGCGATATGGGGGTGTGGTGATGGCTATTGAGAAATGGGATCACGGCGACGTTGCCGTCATATGCGGGCAATGCGACTTCGAGTTGGGTCGGTACAGCAACAGCGTCGACGCGACCAACGCGGCGATCAACGCCAGTTGGCTTGTACACCGCCCGACGTACGACCCGCCGGTGCATCTCGAGCGATTTTTTGTGAGCAAACCGTTTTACAACGATGACGGCCTCGATATCGAGATAACCGATGTCGCGGAGTACGCACGGCTGTTGAGGTTGTGGGGTGTTTACGAAGGTATCGAAGATGACACCGGCATGGATGATTTTGCGTGGCTTGGGCATCTCGAGGGGAAACTCGAGGAACACCTCGAGCAGAGGATGGACGACCCCGTGTGGGCGGGCGACTGCTGGTGCCACACTTGCAGGGAGGACAAATGAACATCGAGTTGAACATTCCGGCGTATGAGGCCGGTTCTATGATTGCGTCGACCGGCGGGTATGTCATCCGGTGGAACAGGCGCAGCAGGCTCGCCGATATTTATTCGGTGTGGTCGTGGAATGCTCGAGTGGCAACGCTCGCATCTGGCGGTGTGGTGCTCGATCATGGCGCGCTCGATTCGGTCGAGGTGTGTGCGTGGGACTTCGAGATCGGCGCACCGGCTGACGGTGACTCGACGCTCGACTATGTTGACGAAGTCGATTTGCTCAACGTGCTCGAGCTTTGGATTGGGCGTGCGTCATGAGCGGCGCGGAGATGGCAAAGATCATCGGCCAGGTGGGCATGTATTACCCGCCGATGAGTCACCGTGTCGGACGGTGGGGCTGTCGGGTGCGTGTGCTCGATGTGCGTGAATCGTTCGGGCGTCTCGATTACGAGATTGAGGCGACGGACGGGGTAGGTCGGGTTTGGGTCGGCGCTGGTCGGGTCGAACTTGAGGACAACGAACAGGAGGACAACTGATATGGCAAAGATCATCTACCACTTGGGTACGGGCACCTACTTCGGTCTTGACGACGATGTGGTCGTCATTGACACCGACGAGGTGGCCGAGGACACCGACGATGAACTCATGGATTCGCACGGCGCTGAGATCGCAGTCGGTTTCGGTAAGCGCATCACCAACATCATCTTCCAAGCGGAGGCCATTTGATGAGTAAGGAACAAAGCAAGAACAAGCGTTACTTCTCCGTGGCGTGTCAACGCGATGACGGGGAAGACATGTCTGCCGTCGTTGTTGCCACATCGCAAGATGATGCTATTCGCTACTGGCACAGATGGTGCGCCGACGAGTTCGGGTGCGGTCTCAACGACATAGATTGGGAGGTGATAGGCGTGCGGGTCTCGCATTGTGCTGCACCCGAAGATTCGGATGAGGGGCTGATCGAATGGGGCGAAGAAGCTGAACACATTGATGTTCATTGCCGTTACAACAGCGACGCTGTGTGTTTCTTGGACGATACTGGGGCTACGGCTGTTCAAGACATCGTTGATCGGGCGAGCAGCCACTTCCAAGAGGAGGCGATCTGATGAGCGTGAGAGAAGCACGGTGCCTCGAGATCGCTGACGGCGACGTGGTGCTCGTACGCACCAGCACCAACAGCGCGCGGCTCACCGAGGTGCCAGTCGTCATACACCTCGAGGGCGACACCATCCTGTTGGACGTGTACCTGCACGACGACGACGGCCACGCCGATCGCACCGTCCGTCTGCCTATCCGCGACCTAGAGGCGGGGTGGACACCATGAGCGCACTCGACCTTGGCGACCTTTGCACGCATTGCGGCGAGGACACTAGCCCCGGCAGCGGGCGGTGGGTAAACCGCATCCCGTCGGACAGCACCGTCGAAGTTGTGTTGCCGTTCGGGTCGTACTCGCTCGACCTCGAGGTGACCGGTTACCTGTGCGCGGAATGTCAGGCCGAAGACGAGTGCGAGGTATGCGGAACATACGCCTGTGTCAACGGCATGGGTGATGAACCGTGCGACGACGGTCACGCCGATCGCACCGTCCGCATTCCCATCGCCGACCTCGAGGCGGGGTGGTCACCATGAGCACATTCTGGATACCGATATTCGGCGCAGTCGTCATTGCAATACTCATGGCGATTGAATAGTTATACATCGACAGCCCCCCGTCCCGAGCGCAAACTCGAGGGCGGGGGGTTTGTCATGCGCGGTCGCGGTCGCGATAGTGGACACCGCGGAGCCTGCGGAGCGGTGGACACCGGCAGGCGCGTCACAGCGCAGCTGTGGCCGACTATACCGACGTGACGTAGCCGCGACGACGTACCGCTATGGGCGGGGTGATAGTGGCGCGTACCAAGTGCACTCCAGAAGTTCACTCCAGCGTCCCGGTTGAGAACCAAGTTCACTCCAGGTTTGTCCAGCCACGGGCGTGGGCACTCAAGCGTGTCGGAAAATGGTTTGTGACAATTTCAGATGCTGTGTCTGCGTCGGGGTACAAACGGATGATGTGGATACAGGGGTCTTCTCCGTTGAAGATCATGTCTTCTTCTGCGATGGTCATGGGTGTTCCGTCGTGCATGTCGCATACGGGTGGGCTGCACCATCCTTGTTCCCAACCGTATTTCATCCATTCTTCCATTTTCATAGTTGTTCTATTTCCTCTCCTGTGGGCATTCTCATCGTGTTTGAGTTGGTGAGTTCGTAGTTGTTTGGGTCGTGTCGACGGATTTTGACTGGTTGTCCACGGCGTATGCGTCGTCGTTCGGGTGGTGTGCGACCGCCAAACACCCCGAATCTGTCTTCGATTGGTTCGAAAGAACACGCCCATTTGAGGCATTCTTTCCGCACGGGGCATTCGCCGATTTTCATGTAGCCCCAGCAGACACGGTATGCGGAGCGTATGCTGCTGTTGAAGAACAGGTCGGTGTCGTGGCCTCGACAGCGTGCTTGTTTCATCCATTCTTTGTCCATCAGTACCGTGACCAGGTGTTTTTGAAGGCGTTGGGGTCGGATGGCATGGATCGTCGGGTTTTCCATGAGGTGCCTCCCCAGATCCCAAGCATCTGGTTGTCTGACCATTGCAGGGCGTAGGCGAGGCATTCGGTTTGTACTGGGCAGCTTGCACAGATCTCTTTGGCTTTTTTCACCTTCAGGTTTTCGCCTCTTTCGGGAAAGAACAGGTCGGTGTCCATACCTTTGCATGCTGCACGGGTGCGCCACTCTTGATCTTTTTCGCTGTATTCAGGGGCAGAGGGCAGAGTTACTTGATGTTCGTTCAACAGTAGTTCCTGTAGTTTCCAAGTGATGGGTACCAAGGTTGGCACCAATGGTCGTAGTGGTCTAACGCAATGTAGGCGATGGCGAGTGCCACCTCCAAATTGGCTGCGTTGTTGTCGCGCACGTCGGCACGGCTGTAGCCAAGTTCGTTGGCGAGGTCACCCCAGATCACCCATTCGACTTGGGTGATACCTACCGCGCCTGAACCGGTGAGTCCGGCGATGCCTCTGGATTCACCGTGGATGATGATGTCGAGGGTGGGGAGCCATTCGGCAGGCCAGCCGATCTGGTGTGCGAGGGTGAGCAGCTTCGGGTATCGCGCATTGTCGATACCGGGGATCGTCGTGGTGCTAGTTGTGGAAGACGCAGGGGAGTCTTCTACCGCACTTTGGACAATGATGCTTACAGGGTTTGTAACGTCCGCAGGTGGGGCAGAGGTAGTCGTGGGGACTTCCGTCGCGGGGAGCGTCCACACAGGTGCCGATGAGGGGATCGTCGTAGCCTGACCGCAACCCACGGTAAACATGGAAGCCATGCTCACCAGCAGGGTAATAGGTTTCACGGTGCGCCATAGCCGGCCTCGACTAACAGTTGGACTAATGAACTGAGTGTCATTATCGCATACTGTTCGCCGGGGTAGCTTTTGCCACGTCGTTTCGCTACGAGGATTCCGTAGTCGGCTCCTGCGTTGTACCGTTCTACCTCTGTCTCAACGAGCCATTCGGACAGTTTCAGGGTCTGATGGTTTTTGCATTCCCAGACGAGTCCTGGTGTGCCGGTGATGTCGCCGAGGTCGTGGACGCCTGCGAGGGCACGGCGTTCCGCGTACGGGAACCCGAATTCGCGCAAGTAGCGGACGATGTCTGTTTCGAAAGCGGTGCCTTTGGCCTTGTTTTTAGACATGGGTCACCTCGTCAAGTTCCCACCGGCGTTTACCGGGGCGTGCCGCACAGGTGTGTACGGGTTTGCCGATGATTTTGCGGTGGGTGGTGAGGCGTTGCCCGCAGACGGCGCAATGCCATTCTTTGGTGTTTTTGCCCATCGCTCAGAATGGTTCCTCGCTCGGGTCTGTCACGATGAGTGCGCCACGCAGAACAGGCTCACCACGCACAGGAGCGGACTCACCGGCAGGTTCCCAACGCAACGAGATACCAACATCGTCAGCAAGGATCTCGATGCGTTCACGCTCGTTGCCTTCCTTGTCTTCGTACTTCTCGCGTTGCACCTTGCCGATCACCTGGACACGGGTGCCCTTACCGATTGACGCTGCGACGTTCTCTGCGAGTTCCTTGAAGCAGACGATGTTCCACCATTGGGTGATCTTCTCGTCGCCCTTGTTGCGGGTGTCCGCAACAGAGAACTTGAGGATTGCCATACCGTTGTTGCTGTACTTCAGTTCGGGGTCGCGCCCCACGTTGCCTGTGACGGTGATGTTGTTCATGACAGTTGCTCCTTGAGGGTTTTGAACGACGCACGGAGGGCATCCATGTCGCCGAGGGTGACGTGGTTGAGGTTGACGCCGGCGTGTTGGGCGACCTCGTCTTGTTGCAGACCGTTGAGGTCACACGCTGCCTTGAATTTGCCGATGGTGGCCGGATCGACAAGTTCTTCGTCGGACACCTCGGGTGCTGGTGCAGCGGCCTTCTTCGCTGCTGTCTTCTTCGCTGTCTTCTTGACGGGCGCAGCCTGCTCAGGTTCTTCACCGAGAGGAAGCTTTGACCATAGATCTAGTGCCAGTCCGAAACGCATCGCGCCGTTACGGATCGCGTCCGACAACAGTTCCTTGCCGATGTCTGGTTTGCGATCCTCGACAGAGCCAACACAGTACCGGCGGTGACCGCACAAGGTCAGGTAGAAGCCCGCTTGCACCATGTTGCCGTGCTTCACACGGGCAGGCAGACCGCCCTCATCAAACGCGACCGGCTCAATAGTCCATGTAGGGTCGATCTCCAGCAGCCATTGCGTGATCCGCGCATGACCGATGAAATCGAGGGTTGTGCCACCCTTCGGCAGACGTTCGATGTACTTCGGGTCAGGTGACCCGTACTTGTCGAAGATGGTTGCCAGTTTGTCTTCCATTACTTGGTTCCTTTCGTTCGCATCACCCGGTAGGTGCTGCTGGTTTGGTATTGCTTGTGTAAATCGGGATGCTCGGAGGCGAATCGCTTCGCGTCGAAGGAGTTCCGCGATTGTTGCTTCCATGTGACCACCTCCTGGCCATCTACGGTGCCAACGGTAGCACCATCCATCGCTGCCGCCAAACTGGCTTTCAGTTCGTCCTCACGTTCGTTGAGTTCACGCTTTTCTGCCTGTACTTCGCGTAACTGTGCGATTACCGATGACAGATCGGTCAGATCGGCAACATGTTCGCTGACAGGTGCCGACGCGAAATCGTTGTAGTTCGCCTGCCAATTGTCGGGCAGCAACCCGGCAGCGATGTTCCGGCAGAAATCCGCGACCGCGGAAACATGCCACGAACGCTCGCTGTAGTCGACATACTGGCGGTAGATTTTCAAATCGAGGGTGCTGTCAAACACCCCCCAGATCACCTCGTCGGTGTCGCAACAGATCGACTGCTGCACGCCTTGCCAATGCCAGTAGGCCGGCAGAGGGCCGTATCCGTCGCCGTAGTCGCCGTCAGGGTCGAACACACCCGAATAGGTTTTGATTTCTACGATGGCGTCGGGCAGGAACTGGTTGTCGCCGATGTACCCGTCGAGGGTGGCGACCATTGACGCGCCTCGTTCTTGGAAGACGTACATGCGGTCGGGTTCGTTGACTCGTTCGCCGATTTCGTCGCCAACCCAGTTCAACAAGGTGGCTTCTAGGCGGTTGCCGCGTTCCATCGCACGGTTTGTTTCGGTGACGGTTGGTTCGTCAGCGAGTTTGTCGATGCCGAGGCCGTACTTCGTTTTGAAACGGTGTTGGCCGTGGACTGCTGCCGCGTCTGATGCGGATACGACCGGCCAGCCGGTGTCGTCCCGGTGACGAAGTTTCAGCCATTCCATGCTGCCGTGCAGCGGTTTGATGATGGTTGCACCCATAGGTTCCTCCTGTGTAGCGGGTTGGCTACAGTATTACAGGAGGGTGTGACACGCTGTCAAGTCTAAAAGTTCTCGTCAAACCAGTTGACCGGCAGGTGAGCTGCGAGCGAGTACACCGAGCAGACGTTCTCTAACGGGATGTGGGTGATCTCGCCGACGGTGTCAGGATCGTTCGGGATGCCGATAACGGACGACACGATCGTCAGGTGACCTTCTAAGCATTGGGGCCACACCCAGCCGACCGTCAACACATGGGTTTCCTTAGGTTCGTAGGTAGCGGTATCTACCCAGCCACCTTCGCCACCCGATGCAGCGTCACGCCATTGACACACCACAATCGGCCATGTCTCATCGTCCTCGTCGTACACCTCGCCCATCAGAACGGCTCGTACGGAATAAGTTTGCCGCCACACGCAGAGCATTTACGGCCACCAACAACGATGGCACCGCACCGCACGCACTCGTACACAGGTTCGCTCATTTCTTCCCCCTATTGCGGGCACGGTTTTTCGATGCGGACTCCATTGTCGTGCCGCCACCTTTCTTGTGCGACACATCCTTGCCGCCCTTGCCCATCACCCCGCGCTTGCGACGTTCCTTCGACAGTTCAGCACGGTACGCTCGACGGCTGTCGTTGTCATGGTATGCGGTGTCGTACGCAGCCTTCTTCTTGCGCGCTTTCGCGTTCTTGCGGTAGTACTGCGCGGAGCGTTTAGGGCTGCTGCTCTTTGGTGGGGCCATAGTTATATAGTTTGCCACGCCAGAAGGTCTGTCCGTGGTGAATCGGGATCTGTTCGTACCAGAACTGGCCGTCGCCTTCCTCATACGACACGACTGAGAAACCTTGCTGCCAGTCCTCCACCACCGTCAACGGGCGACCGTCGA